TATAATATCAGATACAGTTGCCGCCACATCTGGGTCGACCGGGTCTATCACCTCTATGTCCAAAGGACTCCACTTAAGGTTGCTTGGATAGTAGAAGGTGTGATTAAGATACTGGTGCTCAGTCGACTCAATCTCGAATTGAGGCTTTGCGGCAGTTTTAGCATACCACAAAACTGCGCCTCCTGGGCCGTCGATTCCTTGGAATTCTACCGTAAATCGAAATTTCCTTTTAGGATCTTTTAACGTTGTGTCGTTCTTGAAATTTTGTGACCAGAAAGCCATTTTTTGGGGTACTCCTTGTTCTTACTTTTAATTAGTGGTCTGAGGGGAAAATCCCCTCATATTTTAGTCGTCGAATGATGCACCCGTGGAGAGAATGACGAAGTCGATGGCAATGTATTCGATTGCACGGGCTGGCTTAATCATAATCTTCGCGTACATTACGTTCTGATCGATAAGATCTGGCGTGGTGGTTGTCTCATCCAAAATGAGCCTGTAATCAGTGATACCAAATCTGGTCTTAACTGTCGCTAAGAAGGGTTCAACGAGTCCCTTGAAGCGGTTCCAAGTAGCTTGTACGTTTTGCTCGAAAAGCACTTGAGTTGAAAGAATGGCGATTTGCTTCTTCATGAAGATTACCAATCTTCTCACATTGATTCTGTCTAGTGCAGATGCGCGCTCTTGAAGCGTCTTCTGCCCGAAGACAACAATTCCTGTGGATGGGAATGACGCAATTGGGTTGATTTTACCATCGTAAAGCTGATCTCTTTGTCTGGAGGTAAGCTTCTCGGTAATCCCAGTTACTGGAATTCCAGCGGCGCCGTCGGAGAGGCCTCCGCGGTTGAACCCTGCGGGTGCGAACCATACGTCTGAGCGTCTTTCGGAAGAGCCGAACACACCCAACATCGCAACAGAGGGCGGAATCCAGAGTAGTTGACCTGTTTCATCATCTCTTGTTTGAACCCAAGGATAGAAAGTACAACCATAGCTGGAATCTATTCTTCGGTTTTTCAGACCATCAACAGCCTGCTTAGGAGTTGAAGTAATTCTGAGGGGCTTGCTTGTTTTGTACTCCTCATGCATCGGAGTGTAAACATCTGGCAAGTCGATGACTGCTAATGAATCTGCTCTGTCTTGGCATACATCAATCATTCTCTTGGTAAGAGATGGTAGTGTTAATCCTGGAGCAACCAACACATTCATATCAAGCTGTTCAGGGTCTGTCAGAGAATCAATAGCTCTGCCCCAAGTGTTATAAATATAGTTGTTTTTCTCCGTCGAAGTTCCCTCGGTCATTCCCTTGTTGAAAAGAGGATCTGGCTTAGTGATATCAAAGCCGTCGAATCCACCCCAGAAAGGAGCCGTGAAGGAGTCGTAGCCGCGAAGCAACAAGTCGTTCAGCGAGCCTGTCGCAGTGAGCGACACGTTGCGTGCACGGGATCCTGACTCATAGTAATAGTTCGAAGTTGAACTTACTTGTACATCGTCGAGTGAGAAAACATAGCCATATGCATCATATGGGTAAGCTGAGCCTACTGCTGGGTTTAATTCCCCTGCAGAAGTTGGGTCATCTGGCATATCTGCGTACAGATATCTGTGTAAGTCTCCCAGCCCGGGGATCGAGCGGGACGAGCCGTGTGTGCGGTTTGACATGAATCCAAAGTTTGAATCTCTCGGATCTTGCAGACCGGCATCGGATGCGGATCTAACAAGCAAGTCGGTTGGGAAATAGAGGCTGGCTGTCAGACCATTGACCCCAACCTCACCGGGTTCAAATGAAGCGCTGATGAAGGCGGGGAAGGTACCTGCGGCGCCGAAGCCCTCGGGCTTATTGCCCACGGCAACGCCTATCTTAAACTGAGGGACTTCTGCTGTCGAACCTGAAAGCCCAATGAAACCCATGTTTGTCGCCACGGTTGTCGTAGAGGAGTTTCCTGAAACTGCACTCTTATACCGCGGGGGCCCGAAATAGCCAACTGGCAGAAGCTCTGCACTAGTTGCGCCGGCCTCGACATCCAAGTCCATCTCAACATAGACAAACTTTGATTTGGTATCGTACTCTCCATAAGTTCTTAGAGTTTTCGATGTATCATCCCATTTCGTAAATTTGTTACCAATTTTTCTCGCAACAAAGTTAGGAGAAGTTGGATCTAAGTTGCAGCCATCAAAGCGCTCCATCACTTGCTTGTTGTTATCTGTGTCTCTGATGTCTCTAAGAACAACTGAGAATGAGCCATACCCACCACCGAGTGAGGGGCTGGGGAGGATCCTTTCAATGGAGACCTTCACGTTTTTGTGAAGCCATTCTCCACCGCCCAGAGCTTTAAGGCGGAAAAGCTTTTGCGAATCTTGAGGCTTATAGCCGGTTGCAGGCCCTTGATCTTGAGCAATGAACCATCCTGCTTTCGCTTTCTTTGATGGCGCTCTCATAGCAGCGGCGCCACGTGTTGTAGAACCCTTTTCTTGGAGCTGCATGATAACAGCTTGGGCTTCTTGGCCAACAATACTAGAGCCTGAGATATTCCAGTTTAAAAGGGTTTGCTCGAATGTTTCGCCAAGCCAGACGGGTTCAAGACGCGGATAAAATTGTGTCGCACCATCTTTAACCATTTGCGGGTTAGTGTTGAACTTTGTGCGAATGAAGTCTGGAGAATCCGGGTCAAAGTTAAATTGAACCTTGCTAACGGTACCGTCTGAGTCTGTGATGTGTGCAGTGAACAAGTTTGTGCCCGCGGCCGAACCGACAATAACACCGTTAACACCGCGGCCAGTTTTGAGGCCTTGATCTGCAAGGGTGAAGGGGCATGCAACATTAGGACCACCTCCCGCGATTGTTCCAGAAAGCGATATCGAGCCAGAGTTCATATAGAAGATTGCAGCGAGCACGCCGCCTTCATCGTTTGCCGCGGCATCAAGAGAAGTGCCGGCGGGATTGCCTTTTCCTTGAGAAGTAGCATATGCATCGTTGTATACGTTTCCTGATATACGACCTGGGGTGATAACATGAGGCGCGGCGCAGCGAACTTGCGCTGAACCAGAGCGGAACAAGAACATTCCGTAAGCACCGCCGGCACTCGGACCGATGCCAGACACCGTTCCTACGGCACCACCGTTGTTGTTACTTTGGCCAACGGCGTTTGTCGTTTGCCATCCGGCTTTTCCGGCGGATGTGGCGCTGGTGTGTTCTTCACCAAGCAGACGTATGTAAGTAAGAGGAGCAACGTTCGAACGTAAGAAAGCTTTTGCTGCATACGTTCCGTACATCGGAGAAACTAGGTTTCCATCACGATATACGTCTGTTCCACCGTTACCGGGGACTGCTTCTCCGTATATTTCTACAAATTCAGAATAAGACTGAACTTTTGTCGGTACCCACGCTGGGCCTCGACGGGCGCGGCCAAGAATAACTGGACCGATGTTTTCTGCTTGTTTTGGTCTAAAGGACTTGTCTATCTCATTGATAAACACCCCTGGAGATACAAATTTGAAGTTTTTTACTGACATTTTGCTTTCCTCTTATTAATCACTGCATAAATGATAGCGTAATCATTATCTAAATAGTATTTTCAAATCCAAAAGGATGTCAGGAACTAATAAAATGTGCCCTTTCACTTCAGGATGTCACCAAAAAGATTGGGAAGACCCGGTGGAGCAACGTTTTCTTGTGGAAATGTTACCTCCACGATGTTCTCATCAATCCTTACTATTGGTCGATCATCATTTTCGCCTTCACCAATTAAATATCCCAGAACTCTAATGGTTATTTCTGTGCTAAACATTCTCATGTCTTCGTCTAAGTTACTGGAATTGTTATTGTGTGTGAAATTTTGATCAATGAACGCTTCGTATAAATGGCCATTTCTTTTCATTACAAATGAGTTTATTTGTCCTGTTCTAGCAATAAATGGAGCCATTAATTCATTCATTTGCTGTTGGTATTCTGTTTTTATGACGATCTTATATTCTACATTGACATATACTGGGATTGGAATCGAAAGAGTCTCAATAACGACCTTCTTATTCACTCTTGGTGAAAAAGGCTGCTTCTTTGTTCCAAATGCTGCATTTCTAGTGCCCGTTGCCGTTGCATAGTTGGTGGTTTTGTCTTGTTTTATCCTTTTTGCTATCGTCATTCGGCCAGATCTGCCGTTTTTGTCTATAGAATAGATGTGCGCTTGGTATGCTCCCTTCATCTCAGGATCTTTAGTTATACCCGTTCTCTCAATGCTAATAAGTGGCATTTTGAGAGCGCCGGCGTCGTCTCTGAGGTCTTCATTGTTTTTTATTTGGTATGCACGCTCTGGTGCTTGCCACAAAACCGGTACTCTACGAAAACCTTCATTCGTTCTTGCACTTAAATCAAGATCTTTCTTTAACCAAGAAACAAGAGCATAATCTATCGTCTCAATTGAAGAGTCTAACATTCCAATTTCTTTTAAAGTTAAGCTATCTGCGTCTTTGGGCAGCATTGCAAAATCAAAGTTATCAGGTAGCATCGAATAATCCCTTTCTTGCTCTTCTGCATCGTGCAGATATTTCAAAACCATGTTCAACTTGGCCAAAAAGCTTGCGAGGTTCAGACAATTTTACAATCTCATAGAAATAATCACCATAAAGCACAAAATCGCCCTCCCTTACATACATATCTTGATCTTCTTCCAATCTTCTTTTATGGAAGTGTACGTTAATTTCCCAAGTCTTGTCAATCCCGCCGCTTTCAAGGTAATCCGTTGAATAATCAGTGAACTCTACAAGCGCATAAATTCTTACGGGTGGTAAATATGTCTTTTCTATTGCCTCGCCGTATAAATCGTGAAAATTAGTGGAAGCCATGTCAATTGGATAATACAAAATTTGTTGGCCAATGACTTTCTCAATAAGCTCATCGTTAACCTGCTTTACAAGATCGCGCTCTTTCTTGCCAAGAAACAAGGGAGGAGGCGGTGCTGCTGGTCTTTTCCATTCATCTCCCATTGTTCATTACCCCACAAAAATCGGCAGTGGCGAGTTTTTCAGCGTAGCAGTTGCCGAGTCGGCTTTCTCGCTGTCTTGTTTCGCCAAGGCCGTATATTCCATTTCTTTCAATATCTCCATCAGCTTGTCTTTAAGCTGCTGTTGTTCATCTTTCGCTTGAGAAAGCAACTCTGAGTGGTTTAGCGTCACGTTGTCACCGGGAATCGGAAGAGTTTGGAATTTTCCTCTAATCTGTCCCAGCATTTCTTTGCATAACGCTAATGCATACTTTCTAATCCACTGTTTACCGATTGCATTAATATTCTCATACGGGATGTTCCCAAATGGGAGTGTATTCATGTTATTTACGCCTTGAGCACCGGTTTCATACCTTCCGTCATCATCCCAAGAATTGGCATCAACATAAAACTTAACCCATATTCTGTCATCTATACCAGAAAGTCCATATGTGCTTGGTGGTGGAAATAATCTCAATTTATTATCGACAAGTTCATATGAATAATGCGATGTTCTCGTATAAATTGCATCTTCATACATTATAGCCTGCATTTTGTTTTGCCAGGTCGGCACTAATTCAAATGTTGAGTCGTCAGCATACATACCGTAAGTTGACATATTTCCAACCATGTTTATCCCGCCATAATAGCCATAAAAGCGCCACATCGCTCTCGGAGACTTATAATATACTCTTGTGACAACAACACGTTTGTTTCCAACCTTGTTGGCAAAGTCTATAACGTTTCCTGCTGAATCAGTGCCAGTACTGGATGCATCTTCTATGATTGCCTGCAAATCATAATCTTGCTGATCTTCTTTTGGCGCAAAAGAAGCAGAGTATTGTCTTACTGTACCGCCGAAGCCCCCGACAGACGACATTCCGTCACCAACCTTCTTTGAATAGGAAAACTGAAATCTTGGATATTTTAACTCGACTCTCGATGGTCCCAAGCTGACAGAAAATGAACTAGACTTCATCATACCCATATGATCAAACGTGCCGGTTGCGTCACCGAGCGCATCAGAAAGCATGTTTTTGCTTTGGTGTAGGTTGACGATGTAAGAGTATTCTAGTACCGCTTCTTCATAAGCAGCATATACGTTTGCTGGTGTAAGTTCGATATCGACAACATCACCACCAAGTTTCTTAAAAACATATGCAACTTGAGATTCTGCTCCGCTAAGGAAATCAACTGATGCTGTATACATTCCAAACGGAACAGAGCCGGCCACGTCGTCATAACTTCCAGTTGAAGTTAAGACTATTGCGCTCGTTTCTGAATTTGGACTAAGATTTGTTGGCACACGTGGGCCCTCCTATTTCATAAATAGTTTTGTTGAAGACAAACAGCGTAGATGACGTCACTTTATTAGGATGTCTTCTTTTTGGTGCTCTTTGTGCTCTTAATTGTGGCCTTAGTGGTATTTTTTGTCGTATTTTTGGTTGTTGTAGTTGTTGTCGTTTCCGTCACTTTAATTTTGGGCGCCGTATTGGTTCCAGTTGTTGTGTCAGTGGTCGTCCCAGTTGTTGTACCAGTGGTCGTGTCGGTTGTCGTAGTTTCATTCGTGGCATCCAATCCTTTGATCGTTGGATGATTTGCGTGTTTGGTTTTGAATTTTGCCGAAGCTATAATTCTGCGTTTTTTGCCCATGATAGGTGCTCCTTGTGTGTATAATAAATAGTTTGAAATCCTGAAAACGAAAATCTCAAAAAATTGCCGGGAAAAATTTTTGAGGGATCATCATTTTGAGATTTTTTGTTTCAAATAAAAACCCCCTCCGAAGAGGGGGCAAAACATAAGAGATATATTTTAAATTTACTAAATCTTAGCTGTCGCTAAAAACGATACCATTAGCCTTCACCTTGGATGCGCCATTGACGAACCACAAGGAACCATTGCAGTGCAAGTAAAGATAATCCCCAGCTAATGTGGCGGAGCCAAAAGTAGCAACAAGGTGGCTGCTTCCGTTAGCTTCGTTACCGTGGTTACTGTCCATTGCAATTGCGTGGCCAGCGAAGAATTCACCCGCTTTTGCTGTAACTGTACAAGAGGCTGTTGAGTAATCATCTGCGAGAATGATTTTGAATGACAATCCTGGTGCTGCGTCTGGCAATGCGATTGCAGATGCGTTTGGTGTCATCATAATAACTTTGCCGCTATCAGCAGCAGTTAATGTGGTTGTTGCGTCCGCTGTCGTTGTTAAGACAGAATCTTTAACACCAGCCAGTTGACTTCCTCCCAAATTTAACTCTCTCTTTAAGTTTTCGATTAGTGCCTGGGTTCTAGCCAAGCCTACTCTTTTTGATCCCATAGTTTAAAACCCTCCATTTATAATCATGTTAAAAACACAATAGGAAAGACAGAGGATACACCCCTGCCTTACATATAATTAGTTTTGGCAAAAAGAAGACCCCTGCCTCTTTCGAGGCAGGGGCTTTCTGTGTCACGATTAGCCGTGGAATTTACTTACTATGCTCAAATGAGCTTATATTAGGAAGTAGCTCCGGCTTCTCCGAGGAGTCCTCGTACAACAACTAGACCGTACATATCTGGACGGACCATCTTCTTGCCGTAACGAGTCATGACTCCCTTACGTGGCACGAAGTCTTCTGGTCCGAAGATCGTAGGTGTAGTTTGCAGTGGTACGTATGGTGCGTACACATATCCGCTTTCAAGGAAAGAGGAGCCGCGGCGACCAACAAGGATCACGTTACGGAGGAAGTATGGA